AAAAAATTGCTTTCACAGATTTTCCGCTTCTTTACTCAGGCTGATGTAGATGTATGTTGTGGCTATGCTAAGCACTACCTTCCGACATTTAAGCAGCCAGAAGTACGAATGATGCTATCAGCATTTGCCGCTATGGAAGCAGTACATCAGGAAGCATACTCTTTGTTGCTTGAAACACTTGGATACGGTGATGACGAGTACAAGAAGTTCATGGAACACAAAGCGATGATGGACAAACATGAGCACCTGAGCAACTTTGGTATGGATACTAAGATGGACATTGCAAAGACAATGGCTATCTACTCAGGTTTTACCGAAGGAGTACAATTGTTTAGTAGTTTTGCTATTCTGTTGAACTTCCCTCGTCACAACTTGATGAAGGGTATGGGTCAGATTGTTACTTGGTCTGTACGAGATGAAAGTCTCCACGTTGAAGGTATGTCACAGTTATTCCGTACATTCATTCAAGAAAATCCAGAGTTGTGGAACGATGATCTAAAGTATGAAATCTATTGTGCGGCTGAACGCTCCGTAGAGCTAGAAGATGCGTTTATTGATTTGTGTTTTGCAGAGGCAGATGTGCCTGACCTAACTCCAGAAGATGTTAAGTTGTATATTCGTTATATTGCAGATCGCAGACTACTAGGACTAGGCTTGAAAAAGATTTTTGGAAGCGACAAGAATCCTTTGGACTGGCTAGACTATATGCTGAATGGCGTTGAGCATACTAACTTTTTTGAGAATAGAGCCACTGAGTACTCCAAAGCGAGTACCACAGGTAATTGGCAAGATATATTTAAATAGGGAATAAAATGACGGAAGAAGTAAAAACAGTAACACTCAATGATACACAGTATAATGTCGATGATATGAGTGAGAGAGGGCAGTATATTGTAGCTCAGCTAGGTGAGATCCAGAACGAAGCTCAAGAGCTAAAATTCAAGCTCGATAGACTAGAGGTATCTCGCAAGGGTTTTGTTGAGTTGTTGCAAGCAGAAGTAGAAGAGCAACCTACAGAAACAGAAGTAGTAGAGTAAAAGAAAGGGGGCTGCAATAGCCCCCTTTTTTATGTCTTACCAAGTCCCAATTGCTACCCTTTTCCATGTGTTAGTTGCAGTACATATGTAAATATAGTCAGTGTCCCATACAATTTGTCCCGCTGTTCCTGCAGCAGTAGCTGACGCAGGTGTCTCATTAGGAATAACAAGATCCCCATCAATAGTTGTAGTACAAGTACCAACCCCGCCACCAATATTGATATTAGTAGTAGAGCCAGAAGCACCAGAAGTACCTATATTGACAGTTGCAGTCTCTCCGCTCTCAGTAGCGCCATCGTGAATATCTATCGTATGTGTCTTAGTCGATCTACCAACCTTAAATTCGCCTGTCGCGCTCTCAGATCCGAGTCTGATAGCTCCAGTAGCGCTAGTAAGTGTAAGCGCTCCGGTAATGGTAGTGCCCGCTAAAGTAGTGCCTCCAGTAGCTCTAAGCTGGCCATCAACTCTCATTAGCCTTGATGCGGTTATATCATTTGTTACTCTTATACTTCCAGGTATATGGAGGCTGTCTGCATTCAGCACAACACCGGTGTTATTAGAAGTGTATTGTCGAACAGTATCAGTGGCTGTATCAACAGTATAAATCTCTGTTCCCGCGATATCAATGCCAGATATTGATAAATCTGCAGCACCAACATAAAACGCCTCGTGATAGGATGTAGTGCTAATATCCCAAGGGGTGGCGAGGTTCAACCTTGTTATATCATCTCCTGCGGCATTGTCGGATAAATATACCTTAGTTCCATCTGCACTAAATCGTACGCTTGTGCAGGACATAACAAGACCTTTTGTTGCATCATTTATATCTATAGATCTAACTAGGCTAACTCCGCTGGATATATCGAAAGCGTTTGTAAGAGCAAATTCCTGGAGATTATCTTCAGTACTATCAACAACATAGAGTTTTTTGCCATAATCAGATCCTGAACCACCAAAAGTGAAACCTGTCGGAACGTTAGTATTTGGAATAGTGAAGTTTTGTATTTGGTCATCACCGCTTGTAGCCAAACTAAGAGAATCTATATCATAAGCAGTCGCTAAAGTAAAACGTCTAAGCCTGTTGTTATTGTTACCAAGAACAAATACATACTGACCATTGTTGTGTACTTCTACATCCTGAGGGTTATTATCCCCCAGCCCTGTCTTACGGTTAACAAAAGTCATGTTCCCAATATTATAAGCAGAGCCTAAAGTATACTCATCAACACCATCACTGTTATTGGAGCCAATAAGAAAAGCTTTAAAACCGTTGATAGTAGAGGCATTTGCAGAAGTATCATTGTCTACCACAAAGAACCCAGTAGGCGCAGATTGCAGACCAGCGTTGGAAGCGGGACCGCCCGCGCCAGTTCCTGTATAGTAAGACTGATCGGTTATTTTCCATGAAGTAAGATTGCTATCATCTGATAAAGTAGCAACAGTATCTAAGGAAGTACCTGTTCGTATATTCAGCTGTGTAGCTTTTGCTGTGCCTACAACATCTAACTTTTCGGCAGGTGTCGAAGTGTTGATACCCACGTTACCAGTATCTCTCACTACTGTAACGCGAGAATTGTTTATGGAATTATGGTTGTCATCAATATGTAGAGCATTGGCTGTACTATCAAATCTAACACCCATACCTGATTCGTAAGGGTCTGCACCAGCAACGTTATCACTAAATAAGAGCTGCGAAGAAGTTGCGGAGCCATTATTGCCTGCAAGAAGCATAGCTACAGATGCTGTAGAACTACCAATCTGAAAGTCTGTTTTAGGCGACTCAACGCCAATACCTACACGACTATTAACCGCATCCAGTTTTAATAGAGAGTTTGTACCGTTAGCTTTATAAAACTTTACATCGCCAGCTGCAAGGGTTTCAAATACGTTAATAGGAGCACCTGACTCTGTATCACGCCGAAATCTGTGTGTTCCGAAAGTTTCGTCGGAATCAATAGACGTATAATAGGCTACACCTCCAGCATGGAAAATAGAGTTTCTTTCGTTTCCGTCAGTATCATTCCAAACAATGCTTGGGGTTGAATTGGTAACAGTAACTTGTCCAGTTGCTGTAAGATCTGTAAAACTACCTGCGGCTTTTTGTGTTCCGCCGATAGTTACATTATCCATAGTACCGCCGTTAATATCTACCGAATTGAGAACAGGGGTATTTAGTGTTTTATTATTTAGTGATAATGTATTGCTTGCTGTAGCCACGACTGCTGTATCAACAGCTACAGTTACAGCACCGCTAGTACCGCCACCGGTCAATCCATTACCAGTAATAACGTTAGTAATATCACCTACATTTGCAGTCGCATTAGCAGCTATATTATCCAGTTTTGCACCATCGGTAGCTAGATCTCGTCCGTCGACAGTCCCTCCAGCTGTTATATCTCCTGACACACCTAAAGTAGTAAAGCTGCCTGCCGCCGGAGTAGTGGCTCCGACAGTTGCACCATCAACTGTACCGCCGTTAATATCAGGACTAGTAAGTGTCTTGTTAGTAAGAGTCTGGGTGCCCAGCTTAGTTACAACAATGCTATTATCAATACTAAGACTTACATCACCGCTAGCACCACCACCACTTAAACCGTTACCGGCTGTTACAGTGGTAATATCGCCTACAGGAACGGACGCAACTTGACTATCAACGTATGCTTTGATGCTTTGTTGAGTAGAAAGAGCAGTGTCTGAATTTGAGGACATATTATCCTCATCAAGAATAGTTGTTACCGCAGCTATACCAGTGCCTCGAAGAGAGTTAAACTCAATCAATCCAGAAGCGTTTATGCTAGTTGTGGTAAGGGTACCATTAACATTAAGACCTGAAGCTGATGTGTTTGCTTTAGAAACATTATTGTAGTAAAGAGCTACAGACCCATCACTAGCACATTGTATATAGCTCTCTCCTGCTGTGGTAAGCATTTGAAGATTTGTAGCTTGAATTATAAGATCGCCCACACCAAAGTCACGAAGATAACTATTGCTACCATCATGATACATTTGAAAGTCAAATCCATCCCCAAGCTGAATACGCTGACTATCTGTAAACTTCACAGCTCCAGTCATCGTTCCGCCAGACAGAGACAGTTTTTCAGTGTCAAGTTCTGCAATGGCAGCCTGCACATTTGTAGCGGCAATGTCTCCAGTAGCATTAAAGGTTACAGCCGTTGCTCCGCCAGCACTAGAAACTTTCTCAGAGTCCAGTTCCGCAAGAGCAGCCTGCACATTTGTAGCGGCAATGTCTCCAGTAGGAGTAAAAGTTACACCTGTCGCAGTGGTAGAAGCAGCAGCAGAAAGGGTATCACCTACGAGGGTGATAGGGGTTTCTGTAATGCTTACCCCGTTAACAACTTCTGTGATTTCTAAAGTAATCTTTGACATTAACGAGTGACCTCCTGCGTAACAGTAACAGTGCCTTCAAGAAGGCGAGTTACTATACCCGAATCTACAAGTTCCAAGTCATAGTAATACCGTCCTGCTGCAATTGCAGAGGTTTCGCTATTTGATAACTTAGCTGTGATTTTTCCTGTAACACTGCCGTCTTCTACGAGGCAAGTGAAAGTTTCTGTAAGTGTGGAAGAATCTTTAGTCGGTCTAAGTTGCGCTCGCGCAGTATCGCCGGAAAGACTCTTAGCTACTCCTGACTCCTTTACGATGAATTCCAGGGCAAAGTCGGTCCCTTGGTCGATGATTAGGTTATAGCGTGCTGCGCTCATATGATTTCCTCCATTACAGAATTATAACTAAGTTGACATTTTATGTCAAGGTTTATTTTTTAGGTGGTTTATGGATCTACATACCCAATGCGCTCTATCTCATCTCCGAAAACTCTATCATAATAATATGTTACAATATCGGTTCTATGAGCGTTGTTTATAATCAGTTGAGCCATACAAGCATTTGCATCAGGGGCGCCTACAAACTCGCCCCCGATGACACTCTCCCCTTCATTTGTTTCATATCCAACTCTAATCATGCTATATTCTCCAATGTTCCGTCTATTGATTTTATTGATCCTGATATACCTTGTGTGTTTGTGAAAAATTTATATATCGGCCTAAACTGTGTAGCAGTTGTTGAGTTTGAAAAAGTTATATCAAAAGGCAGTCTTACTCTAATGTTGCTATTTTCCTTAATAGGTATAGTAAACTCGTTCACACCCCCAACAGTGCTCCATGTGTTAGCACTAAGGAATCCGTCTGAGTTATAGAATAAAGTATCGTTGTTTTGGAATGATACTGCACCGTCACCTGGCTTAACATATGTTCTATCATTAACCGAGTCGTAAAACAGCTCTGCTAGACCAACATGACCACCAGATGCGCTGCTAGAAGTCGCGATAGATCCAGAGACGTCAAGTAAATTCATTTTATTGCCGCTTACATGGAACCTAGTTACTGAGCCAACTGTTTCTATAGTCATTGTTCCAATTTCTACAGACGCAACGCCTTTGCTGAGTTTCTGTATGCCTACAAATAAGTTTGCATTTTGCACGGTCGAATTACTATTAGTAATCAGTACGTCAAAGGCTGCTGTAACTCTTTGTCTTTTTGATATACCGAGTGCAGGAGCGGGCAGTGAAATAACAGTTCCAGTACTTATCGAGCTACTAAGGCCCCCAGTTCCTAATCTGAAAGGAAATAGTTCTGTTACATCACCCGATATCTTATCTACAGTAAGAGAGCCTGCTGCCAATTCACCTGCGAAAGTACCTGTGGCACCCGTAATATCGCCTTTGAACTCAGCATCTCCGTTTGCTTTCAATAAGAATTTATTTGCTCGGATCGCTCCAGTAGAAGAGATCGTGATATCACCCGCAGAGGCTGAGAAGTCATCTGTAGTTTTCTTTGTGCCTGCGAAAATTGCATCTGAGTCAATAGTCCAACCGCCAACACTACCTTGAGACTTGACAGAAGTATCTTCTACAATATACAACAAGTCAATGTGCATTTCGGCATTGCCCATCCCTGCCCAGTTAAGTGCCAAAACCGAAGCCCATTTAGCTCCAGCAGTAGGAGTGTAATCAAATATCTGATCTGTATAGCTTGTTCCAATTGCAGCATTATTCCACAGATTTACCTCGCGCGTATCCTCGTTCACAGCAGCTTCACTTGACGCGCTGTTATGCGAAATATGTGTCTTACCTATAGGCAACTCACCGTCTAGCTCCTCCATTCGTAAATAGGCTCCGGTTGAGGAGGCTGCAGTAGCTTTCCAACGAACTAAAACTTTATATGTAGCATCAGGATTTAGTCTAAATGCGGGCCACACTGCTCCAATGGTATTGTCGGTTGAAGAATGTAGTTTTAGTACAGTCTTGGCCGCATCTTGATAAGAAATATTACCGATACTAGCACCACCAAAAGCAGATAGAACTCCTTGAGGTCTTCCATCCGGTGCAACTAGAGTCATATTTGGATTCTGGTTTACCGAGCCTGCTCCAATAATATCAGTGCCTGTAACTACATCTCCTGCAGTGCCTCCACCTATCGTTACAGAATCAGATATGCTACCGCTTGTAGCTGTAATAGCTCCGGTAATAGTTGCGGATGTAGCATTCAAGTTACCTGCCATATCTACTCGGAAAGGCGCACTCGCAAAAGTCGTATGACCTAAAGAGATACCGTCTGAGGTTATTTTGAACACACTTCCATTTGTATCACCTTGCTGAATATCTCGGTCACTCGTTGGCGCTATTGTACCACCGGGGTTATTATACTCTGCAAAGATCTGAGCTTCTTCTAAGTATCTATTAAATGCTTTTACTTCGGTGAGCTTACCATTAAACTTATTACCTGCAGCCTGGTTTTTACCAAGAATTAGCGTATTTCCATCAACGGCTGCAGGGTCGTACCCTGTATCTGAGTGTATCTGAGTACCATTCAAAAAGACTCTAAGGGTAGTCGTATCATAAGTAACTCCTATATGTTGCCATTTATTGAAAGCTACGGCATCTGTTTTTATAGTTACACTTGTGCCTGCTCTCCAGATTCTAAGATTTTGTAAGTTATCGCCATGATACGCCGCCGCGGACTGATCAAGTCCAATACCCCAAAGCTCGCTTTGGTCTCTCGTGAGTATTCTGGCATGAGCATTATTAGCATTACCTTCCGACTTAAACCAGAGACTATAAGCAAAGCCATCAGCACTTTCTTCCAACGCTTCAACAGCTCCAGCTTCCAGTAAAACTTGTCCATCATCATTTTGAATGCTCTTACCTACAGGAGAGTCTGTGGAAACAGTAGGGGCAACGCCGGCAGCAGTTGCAGAAGCACCTTGAATAACTTCTACCATTTTGCCACCAATAACGCTATTCATAGGCCAGTAGTAAGTAGGGTTTAAGTTTCTATTACCTTGATCCGTATTAACGCCTGCATCTATGGTTATAAACGGTTTAATATTATAGTTATCAAAGTTACCAGACAGAGAAGAAGTTTTCCAGACTGCGGCAATAATAGAGTCCTTACCATTATCAATTGTAATGTTTATAGTCTTAAATGCGACTCCGGAACACGCATCGGGGTGCCCAACATCTAAAAGTAGGCTAGTGTTACTTGCTATATTTACAATTCTACCTAGAACAGTACCATCTGTCTCTACTACCACTTGCCCAACACTTAACTCTGTAGTAAAAGAGGTACCGCTTCCTGTAACAGTAGACGAACCTGCCGCTTTAGTAATTGTACCTGTAAGGTTGCTACTAAAGTGAGTACCATTGCCTGTACCCGCATTATACCAATAGGGAGTATAAGTGCCTGGGTTGAACTTCACAAGCTTCAGTCGATCACTTGCATCACTTGCATCAAAAAGTATATAGTGTAGATCTTGTTCGAAGCTCTGTCCATCTTTGGGGGTATATGTAATTGCTGCTACATCTGAAAAGTCTTGAGATCTTATAGCCCCGTTTCCTGTGTCAGATAAAGAAAGTAGTTCGGACCTGCTTGAGGTTTTGAAGCTAAAGTTGGCATCTGTAAATGCTATATTACCACCAAACTGTTTCAGACCTACATCAGAGGTTCCGCCTACGGGCACACCTAAAGGAAATCTCTCAATATCTGCTTCTATAACATCTTCCAAGGTTGTTTCTGCCAATACAGCTTGAGATCTGTTTCCGAGCACATTTAGTGTTCGTACTGAGAACTTATGGGTACCTGCAGGCACATTATCCAATGTAATTGAACGAGCACCCTTCTTTGTAGTTATAGGGTTCTCTATTTCCGGTATATTGTGCTCTATAACGAAACCTATTAAATGCTCATAATGTGCTTCAGTTCCTCCTGCTAAAGAGGCAGGCGGTTCCCAAAATAACTGAATTTGGCGACCAGACCTACTACGATTAGATGTATTGCTTGCATATACTTGTAGAGGTACAGGTACCGGATCTGTTGAAGAAACCGCAGGGCTTACAGGATCTGCAACATATGTAATAAAGTCTTTCTCAATCGCATCATACTTTTCTTCGTAATACCTAACTCCTGTAAGGGCAAACTTACCTGCCTCCTCCTCAGTTACACTTAAGAGTCTATATGGAACGGCAGATAGAGTTGTATCAGCACCGCTATTATCAGTCTCTTCAATTGTCCAGATATGTGAGCGTTGAGGTACTGCACTAAAAGGTGAGCTTGTTGTTAAGTTTGTCAGGTTTGTTCCGTTTCCTGAGATAGTTTGTTGCTCAACACGATAGTGGTCTGACCACGTTAGTAGCAAGGCGTCCGCGACTGATGCAGTAGCCTTAGCGTTTATGGAGTCTACTGAGCTATCTACTTTTTGGAAAGTATATGTACCGTCTCCATTTGAATCAATGTAGGCCTTTTCAATTAAATCGCCTCGATTGTAAGTTACTGAGTTAATAGTTGCAGTGTCTTGTGCAAGAAATGCAGCGGGCTCAACAAAAAGTATGTTCAGCTTATATGTAGAGGTGGCATTCAGAGTAACGGGCGAGTCCAGAGTAATTTTATCTGTCGTGGTTTGGCTATTATAAATTCTTAGATCAGATTGTACAGCACCACTCCATGCTGTAAGCGCATAGTTACCACAAGATTGACTGTTTCCCAGACCCCAACCACCTACGTTACTTCCTGCCCACACACCTGAATCAAGATTGCTTCCATCAGTTGTCTCTAGTTCAAAAATAAGTCTTCCATCAATCCATAAGTATGCTTCTCCGTTGTCGGGCTGAATTTCCCAAGCAATGGTGTGCGATCCGCCATCAAACTCAGGAATCTCATCAACTGGAATTTCTCCAATAATAGTTTGCGTATCAGTAGCAGTAGTAGAGGTGCCTCCATCACCAGTACGCAAAACAAACTTATATTCAGATGAGACTTCTCGAACACCAATCCACATACCTGTGCCTGTTCCACCATACTCAAATAAACACTCGTCTTGAGAAAAGGAAGAGGGTAGTATTGCTTCACCTGCCATTACAACATTATTTGTTCTATCGGTTCCGTCAAATCCTAGGCTATTGGTTCCAATCGTAGTTCCTGTAGCTTTGGTATGACTAAGAGTAAGCCCAGTTTCAACATTTGAACCAACTCGACCACTGAATCGTGCACCTGCCTTATCTGCATCTTGAACGTTTACGATATCTCCTGGTCGCAGATAAGAACCACTCAAGCCTGTTGCAAAAGATACAAGCTCTGTTTGATTTGTCGCAGTCCACAGCTTCCAGCGACCATATCGAAGAGCCTGACCTTCAGATGTACAACCAAATGCCGAAGCCTCTTGGCTAATAATTTTTCCTGATTTTACTATATCATTGCGGTCTTCTACTAACAGATTCTCGGACTCATAGTTTCTATCAGGATTATTCCATGTAACAATTACCTGGTTTATTCGTGTTTTACTACCTGTGCCTTCGTATGAGAAAGCGCCATCAATTACGTTTGCTTTCGAGAAGTTATATACGGGACCACTCGGTGCATCAAACTGAGGAACTACTTGTCCATCAATAAAGTACAGCATTCCGCGAAAAACTGTAAGCATATCTTTCAATACTTTGAAGGCGTCTACTTGCTTTGTTAGAAATAGATTACAGGTAAAGCGAGGCTCAGAAATACCCCTATTTGTTCCGTCGTCTACTAGCTCATCACAGTATCTTCCGATACGATAAAGTTGGTAGATATCAATATCTGACTTCTCAAGAAAATGACCTAAGCCATATCTATTATTTATGAGTATATCATAAAAAACCCATGCAGGGTTATTGCTGTACACCAGAGTGTCTCTAAAACTGCCGTCCCAGTCTTGATAATCGCTTTCTACAGCTCCTGTAGTTGTATTCCTTGTATAAGTTGCTTGTACACTTCCATTCTCTTCACGAGTAATGTAGTTTGAGGGTACACGAATCATCGAACCACGCATATGATATGATCGCTTCGGAGCGCGTTCAAAGTCAGAGGTGTGCCAAGCAACTCTTGATATTGCAGTATACGGGTAGTTCAGCCGTTCCGCAATAATAGCAGTAGTGTTTTGAACAGTTGCCGAAGTTACATTAGTCCAATCAGTTTTTCGATTACCTATATTATCGTATCCGTCTCCCTCATGTGAGGTTTTTCTGCTAATGATGAATTTAAAATCTGTAAAGTCACCAAACTCAGCCATATTTTGTCGAATTTGAAAACTTACAGCACTTTTACTCTTCATAACGTGTTTATGGTCTTCTTGAAGTAGTATCGCTTCATCGAATGAGGAGTTTCCAGGTCTTTTAAGGGCTAACTCAACTCTATAAAACACTCCTGTAGTAAACTCAGTGCCTTCGTCATCCATCGCATATATTGCCGGATAGTTAAAGGTAATCTTAGCTACGTCTACCTCAGGAATCTGAGTAGTAGTTAGGTTAAAGCCTGCAGACGCACTAGCAGTCAGCGTTATAGGAGCCTGGCTGCCTCCAAAACCTGTGCTGTGCTCTATGCTTAAGCCTGTAGTATTAGTAATTGCAGTATTTCCTTCTCCATTAACAGCGTGCGGATTACCAAAAGGTAGCTGATCTAATCTCCCTGCCCTAAACTGGGTCTGTACCCCTCTATAGTTTGTAACGACGGAGTCATCTAGGCTGGGAGCATTGTTAACCATACCCACTGTTAGATCAAAATCGTAGTCTACAGGGGCAGATGTGGGGTTAAATGTCCATCCATAGTTACCGTAAAGATTTGGAAAGACAATATCTCCACTTTGGTGAATAGCCTTATCAATATATAGCTCATAGTCACCAAAAGGTACAACGCCGCCTCCCATATAGCCCGCATAGCCAGGATAAAAAACGCCTGTATCCGTATCGGAGGTATCATTATATTGGAGTGTACGTATCCACCCAGGTATTGTACGCAGGAAGTCTTCACCTTGTCGAGCAGACTTTGCAACTAGTCTTGCAGGCTTAAATTTATACCATCTTGCATCGTCTGCGGCATCGCCTGACGTTGATGTAAATGCGTGATTTGGTATAGTAGTAGCAGAACCTCCAGAGGTTTTTGCGTCTTTAAAATAAAAAGCATTTCCCCTAGTAATAGAAGGCTTGATAAATCGTGCAGCTCCTAGCCCATTTCCCTCGTATTCTGCCACAGTAATAGTAATAGGGCCTTGGAGAACATCTTTTACGATAAGCCAACGATCTCCATTAGCAGCTGTTTTTGCAACTGCAAAAGCCTCCTCTGTAAGATTTTGGACTACCGCAATATTTGAGCCATTAGTAAGACGAATCTTTCCAAGACTTTGTCCCTCTGAATGCAGTGCAGGTGCCTCTACTAAAGGTACAGCCCTGTCATTGTCCAGATACACAGATGCGGGTCCTTCTACGAGACCCGCGATAGGTCCTTCGCATATGACATCGGTTGCGACAAGTGTTTGTGAGCGTGTTCCTATAAATACTCCCAGATTATCTGGGAGAAAATGTGGGCTTGAATTAGTTGGTTCATCTGGCATTAGATTATTCCTCTTCTATCTCTGCTTCTACTACAATGAGATCATTGTGGTTAGAGTCAATTATAACATTATTATTTCTATACCTTCCAGGTATAATATCTAGTCCTACCATACGTCCGGGGACCCTAAGCTCTCCATAAAGAATAGGTACAGGATCTCCTTCTATAATATTTTGGCTGGATCCTTTATATAAATAGTCTGTAGGAGACTCTTTATCTACTGCCGGATCTGGAGCCATCAGCTGCTGAACACCTGCCAATGCTAAATTAACAGAAAGGCTGAGTCCTGCTAGCTGAAGGGTGGAAAAGGTTGCACTGCTGGACATTCCGAGACTTACTTTGGCTGCAAAAGTGGTATTCATACCCATGCCCGCGCCCACCGCAGCGCCTGCACTTGCAAGGATCAGCGTGGTGAGAGCTATTGCGGCCAGTATTTTTCCTACACCTGTCTTTGAGCCAGCAGGAACTGCTGTAATTGTTACATCCCCCTCTTTTAAAGGGATAAGTAAATCTTCTTCTTTCTCTACACTCTTTCCGGCTACATCAACGACAAATCCTGTACCGCTGTCCATACATTGTAGTAGGTACGGACGGAAGCCCGGACGATTTGCATCAATACATTTTAATATACTCTGATGTGTATCAGCAGAAATAGTAATGCTTCGACCAAACTTTTCGCCTAACTCTCCTTCTAATATAACTTTACGCCTCATAGCGATATGCTCCGATTATATGCTTCTTCCAAAAAGGGTAAAGATTCTCCCTACAAGATAGCCTGTTCTGTGCATGATGATAAAATATATCATCTCCTAAATAAACCCCGCAATGATTCCCTATACGGGAGTGTATTGCGAAGATTAGTAAATCATTTTTCTGTAAGTTTCCTTCTACTTTGTGAAAACCCCATGTCTTAATATACTCTTCGTTAAAATAATCAAGACCTTTTTCCCACCAATTATCCTCAAAGGGTATTCTATTAGGCAGTTCTATGTTTTGAGTTTTATAGTAGTCTATTCCTGCCTCTAAGCAGTCTGCTACACCAAACTCATAATCTCTTCCATATAAGTCTTTTTCTGTTTTGTTCGGCTTTAATATCTGCATTTCCATCTCTGGATAGCTAAAAATATAATAAGGTTTGCCAATTGCGTTACAGGCTTTTATATCTGCTTGACTAGGTTCGCAGGAAGCATCTGGATGATTATGTACAATTCCTACAATATCGTATCTCCTAGATATATCTAAGTACTGTCTTGAATCAATTATAAAATCGTCTTCATTAGTTGCAACGTTGTCACAAGGGATCCATTTCATTTCGCCTTTTGAAACAGCTAATACTCCGCAACCTTCTCTTGGATAATATTTCTCAAATTGTTCTTGTATTTCTTCTAGAAATTCTATCATTAAAACTTTAATGTTCCTGGGAACCCTCCGAAAGGTAAAACAATATTAGTATCTTTCTGCGAGGAAGGCACCGAGTTAGTCGTACTAGTATCTGTAGGTACTAGTTGGAACCTGCACTTGCAGCCTTGTAGAGTCTTACTACAGAGATCTTCTCGTGCCCAGTAGCTTGAAGTATACGAAGGTCTAATAGTTCCTACCGTACTTGTAGAGGAATTATGAGGCGTTATACATCTCCATATATGAAACTCTGTTGGGCTAAGGTCAAATCGTACCAAATCCCCTACTGCATAGTTTGCGTCTGTGGCATCGTGAGCTGTATAGGGTACGGCCTCCGTCCAAAAAGAGGAAGTGAGAGAAGGTTTATTGGCCGTAGCTGAGGTATGCACTAGTTGAGCTTGCCAAGATTTTCCTCCATCCGTTACATAACTGTCCTTAGTATAGCTTTGTCCTGTAGCCCAAGTAGTTGTAGCAGCATCAAGTCTCGTATTCAAAATAAGTGGTTTATTATCTAAATTAAAAAAGTTTAAAAAACCTCGCACAATTGAGTCATTAGTGGTGTCTATATTATTCAGTCTTTGTAGAGTACTTTTAGTATTATAGGTGCAACCACCTCTTCCTTTTGCAGCCCCTTGATATTCCCAGCTACAGTACTTACCTACTACCACTCTTCTAGGAATTTTTATATTTTGTAAGTCATACGGCACAATTACTTCGAAAGTAACAATAGCAGCACTTTCTGAAGCAATTCTATCAATGATATATTTAATTATAGGAAATTCTGTGGGCGGCGTACCGTTTGCCCCTGCCTCAGGCTCTCCTTGTAAATGCTTTTTTAAAGTTCTACGTCTAATTAAAGATTTACCCACTAGACTATTGTTAGTATAACTTCCTGATAGGCTGGAGAACTTATTTAGTATATTTGCTATCGTAAACGTAGGTCGAGCAGCAGCACCGTCGGCTTTTAGTTCTAACCCTTCCATTACTATAGGCATGGCTTCATAGGTTCTCACAGCATAAGGAGAAGAATGATCTCTAAACTGTACGGTACTTAGATCTTCTTCTACACCGGGATGAAAGTAAAGTGTATTACTATCATCGAGTTTTAGCTCGAATAAGTCTACAAAAGGACTAGTAATCTCTAGTTGTTGAAGGTCTGTTGCAATTATATCTGTCATGGCTCATAAACTCGTCGTAGTGTTGCGGTTAATGTATAAAAATTATCATAGGTATATGTGGTTGAGTATTTTTCACATACAACTTTTACATCCTTCTCTCCTGTGCGTGTAGTATTGTTTGAGTCTGGAATGGTGAATGTGAAGGAAGTCACGCCTTCTTTAGTGTCTAAAAACGCAACTACATCATCAATAAAATCATTTGTTCTATTCTTGAAAGAAACACTATACTCTTCTTTTATTGCATTGATGCCATCTACCGTACGCTGCTCATAGCCGTCACCAAATCTTGCTCGGATAACGTTTGGTGAGCTAGTTCTAGCCATGGTTTTGTCGGGAGTGGCATATGTACTCCCCGTATATATAAATCCTAGTGCCATTATGCTACTCCATATGGGTTAAGTATCCCGCCCGATCTTTTTTGGTTCTGTAGTTCTTTATGAACTGCTGATGCTACTGCCTGACCCATTTTTTCCATATCCATACCTTTTCCACCCTCTGTGCTAGTTTGTCCATCATTTGAAACATTTACAGTAATTTGATTGACTTGAGTTGCCCCTGAATTTTTCATCTCTACGGGTATTGACTTTCCATTTGGAAGAGGTACAACAGCTTCTGTTCCATGTAGCATAGCTAAATGCCCTTGAGTAGACCCCGAAGCGACCCCGCCGTTTGCATACATAGGAACTTTTTTGCCGTTATCTGCAATCCCTCCTCCATTAAACTGAAAATCTGGACCAAACATACCTTTAATCAAGCTTATAGTTAGCATTTCTGCTAGTATATTGGCAATATTGCCGAGCATACTTTTTGCCATATCTTCGAAAGCATCCGAAGCTTTAGCAGTACCGTCAATAATAGACGCAAAAGCGCCCTGCATATTACTGGCAAAACTATCTGCAATGCCGTCTGAAAGAACTTTAATATCTGTTAGGTTATTTTTTGCGTCTCTTAACTTATCTACATTATCGCTTATATCTAGTAGCTTTCCTTCGGTATTTTGTTCATTTGCTCGTTCCGCTCTGCCTCTCAGCCCGGTGCTTTCTGCTCCGCCTACACCCTCTGTTCCAATTTGTGCTCTTTGTGTTCCGATTTTACCTGCAAGAGCGCCTGCTTGAGTACGTTGTTCTGCTGTCAGGCTTTGGTCGAGTGATATTCTTTTAAGCTCTAACTGAGTTTGTAATAGCTTTGCGTCTAAAAGATCATATTCCATATTGATCATTTGAGTCTTTAGTGCGCCTTCCTTTCTTACTTGATCTTCTTGAGCATACCTCAAGCTTTCAGCCAGCTTTAAATCAGCTGCCGCATCAAACTTTTCTTGGAACATACCACTGAAAGAGGAGCTGTTTGCGAAGTCTCTTTTCGCATTATTAACTGTTCTTTGTTCACTCTTCTCGCGCTGCTTTAATAAGTCTCCCTGTACCTTTAGTTTTTTACCTAAAAAGTCTAAGGACTGCTTTTCAAAGTTTAAAAGTTTAGTATCTGTTTTTAGGTTATACAGGTCTAGTTCTATGCCATAAAGCTCCGCTTTATCTTGCAGCTCTTGGTCTGCTAAGTTTGCTTTTGCTTGAAGTACTAACAACCGCCCTTTCTCTAAGTCAAGCTGTCTTTGCTGTGCGGCAGTTATACCGCCTTTTTGCTTCTTTATTGTCTCTTCCAGTAGTGCTATAGAGGCCTGCTTGTTTTCTATATTAAGAAGGGCAGTATCGTGGTCCAGAGTTGCCTTAGCTAAGTCTTGTGCCACAGGGTTTCGCATTTGATCGATTCGAAG